GTTTTTTTTGGGGTAGTCCCTGGGGCAACTTTAACAGTGTGCAGGGGTTGGTGTCGCCGTGCATCTCAGCGCACCAATACTGCCATATCAGCGACAACACTGACTTTTGCCCAGCGATGCTCTTATAAGCATAGCCCTGGGCGGCCATGTGTGTCAGCTGGCGGTTGATGTCGGTGCTGCTGATCTCACGCATCCCCTGCTGGCCGAACCAATCTTTAGCAACCTCTACTTTGTGGCGGTAGCCCCGGCGGGAGCCATATCTGATTGACAGCTCTTTGACCCGCCAGAAAGCCTCGGCCACATCGCCAAACGGATCTCCTTTTTCCTTGCGGACGGACGCCTCCACAACAGAGGCGTCAATCTTTGCCTGTACCTCTTTGAGAGTGCGGCCATAGAAATGACGCTTTTTCCCGTTGATGATCCGGCAGCGCTCAACCAGGCCGTCGGCGCGCTTTGCTACTTTTGGCATACTGTACAACCTCCATATAGATACACTTTGACAAGCGTGGCCGGAGGTGATACAATACAGATGCTGGTCGGTATTGTGTCCACTCCGGACACGCTGATCTTGAATGCCTGCGGTGCGCCAACACTGCGGGCATTTTTATTTTTGCTCAGCCAACTGACGGTTTATCTCCGCCTGTACGCGCTCTGCTTTTGGCAGATACTCAGCAGTAAAAATCACGGCATTTTCATCGTTGGCGGCGTCCATTGTACCGCCCGTGACAGTGTTGCTTGCGTCGGCTGTGGTTTGACCGGCAAGCTGTATTTGGATGTAGCCGTTCGTGATTGCGCCAGGTGATTTTATTTTGACAGCCGTGATTTGCGAAATAGGGATGACTTTGCGGCGTTCGGCAACAAATAGGGTCTTTTCCCTTTTGATGACAACAACTCCGTCACCCACGCCTATGGCTTTATGCTGTAGCCCATGCAACACAATCATACAGAGCCTCCTTACAATTTGCGGCATAGGCCAACGGCCTTGCCTTCGATGGTGATGGTGTTCATATCCTCGCCGATGCGGATGATCGTGGGAAAGGCTGGGTTTTCGGCGCGGAGCTCGATGTGGTCATCGAACAGAAACACGCGCTTGAGGGTGGCTTCGCCATCGATCAGGACGGCAGCGACCTCGCCGTTCTCGACCATTGGCTGGCTGTGGATGGCTACGACATCGCTGTCTTTGATTTTTGGCTCCATGCTGTCGCCCTGGCATAGCAGCGTAAAGTCGGCATGCCACTCGCTGGGGACTTCATCGTAGGCCTCGACATTCTCCTCCGCGAGGATGGGTGTGCCGCAGGCGATCTGCCCCACACGCGGGATGAGGTCCCGCTTCGGCAGCGGCTGGAACCCGGCGGGGATTGGGGTAGCGGCAACAGGATCTTTCCGTTCTACGGTTGATCGCCCCATGAGATAATCCATGTCGACATTGAAAATGTCTGCGATAGCTTCAAGCGTTTCAAAATCTGGTTCGCGGCTACCAGTTTCATACATGCCTATCGTACTGCGGGATACTTTTAGCAAGGCAGCGAGTTGCTCTTGCGTTATGCCTCTCTCGATGCGAAGGGATTTTATAATTGCCGAAAATTTAGCCATGCGAAGTCAATCCTCTCTGTGTACTAATCTTATAATATCACGAATCGTGAGAAAGTCAACCGCAAAATGTCACGGAATGTGTTGACAAATACCAAGAGCGTGATATACTGTATATATAGTCACGGTTCGTGACAAATGAAAGCGAGGTGATTCTGATGGATTCAGAGAAGATTGCGCAAACATTGGTTGAACTGCGGGGCGCTCGACCGCGCGCCGAGGTTGCAACAGCGCTGGGGGTAAGCGTTTCTGCACTGGCAATGTACGAGACTGGCGCTAGAATCCCCCGCGATGAAACAAAGCGTAAAATCGCGCAGTATTACGAGAAAACCGTGGAAGAGATTTTTTACGCCTAAAAATGTCACGATAAGTGACAAACAGCGTGTCCACCTTGGACACGCAGGAGATGAACACCAATGCACAACGACGACAAAGAAAAGCGCAGACGCCGCAGCTTGCGCTGGCTGAATCTGTACAGCGCAGTTGTGTCTACGCTGGCGGTGCTGCTGGCGGTTATGCACGCATTACAGAAAATGTAGAATAATCTCGACAATAATGGCAATCGTTGCCATTATTGCGGCGTAGACCGCGACGACATGTGTGAGGAAAAAATCCCAATCATTGCGGCGGCGCGATTCAAACGCCTCTGCGGCGGGGTTGGTTAAGGTGACGATGGTTTTCTCATCCATTTCACAATCAGAGAAGTCCAGCATCCCAACTCCGGCATCTTCCTGCAAGGTGAGATAATCCGAGATTCCCGTGGCGGTCAGTATTTCGGGCAGGGTGCGGTATTTCCGCACGGCCTTAAAGATTTTGTACTGATTATCAGTCAATTTACACACGCCCTTTCTGCCCCGATTGTACCACACCGAGCAGATACAAGCAACAGCGTGTCCACATTGGACACAAGGAGGACTACTATGGCACGAGAAAAAGAGGGCTATCGGGACGCGCTGGAGCGCATCCGGCACGAGGCCGCTGGCGAGATGGTGACAGTGGCCGAGGCCGCGCACATCGTCTACGGCACCGACCCCCAGGCGGCCCGCAAGGTCTGCCGCAATATGCACGGCTGGACCGGCCAGGGCCGTGACAAGCGCATCCCGGCCACCGCGCTGGCAAGACAGATCTGCTGATGACAACGGATGATCTGGCCTGGGTGCAATCCAGGCTTAGGAACTGCACCAACGCCCGCCGCCAGCTGAGAATCTGCGCCGAGTGCCTGAGCGTGGCCGAGGACACGCTGCTGGAGCGCCTGGGCTATACAAGCCTTGACACATTCCGCGCGGCGCACCCTCAAAACAAGCAACCCGTCGGCCCGCCTGTTGAGCGCATCTGCAACCCTGTGCCGCCGGAGGTGATGCTGGAAAGCATCCTGTACTACTACGGCGGCGCGCCGATCAGTACCGTGCGCAGCATGATGGGCTACACCCAGCCGGTGACGCACGAGGCAATCCGGCATAGGGTGTGCAGCTGGAAAAAGAAACACCCGGCGCTTGCCGCCGGTATGCCGCACAAGCGGCCAAAACCGAAAAAGGAGACCAAGCCCATGAAAATGACCTATGATGAGGCGGGGCTGCCCGCCTACGCCTACGCCCGCAGCCGCTACACCAACAACATCGTCCGCATCGTGCGCGGGGAGCGCACCCTGTTCGGTGTGGTGGAGCAAGAGACTGTGGACACACTGAACGAAGCGGCGGGCGTCACCCGCGCCCAGGCTGCTGCCATGTACGGCGGGGCTATGTGCGGATGGGACAGCCCGATGGCGGACCCCAAGAACTACAATGAGGCCGGTGCCTACATCGGCCCGGAAATGGAGGATAAACATGGAGAAGAATGAGACCCCCAAAAACCTCGCCCTGCTGACAGCTAACGAGGTCGCGCTCAGCATCCTGGAGGTGGACGCCGAGGGCGTGCGCATCAAGCTGTGGCCGGATGTCAACGCCGTGCGCGCCCATCTGGAGGAGTGCTGTGAGCGTATGCCCGGCGGGCTGGCGGGCTACAGTGTGCGGCACTACGTTTGCGGGAGGTATCTGTACTGCGCCGTGGCCCTGGCCGACATCACAAAGGATGCCCCCTGCCCCACCACCTACCGCGTGAGCAGCGACGCGCCCACCAACGAGGCAGACGGCAGCTTTTTGGCCGCTGCTGCCGCATGGAGCATCGGCGCGGGGGTGCTGAATCTGCCGCCGCTGCGCATCCCGGCCAGCAAGGTCCACATCGTCCCCCAGGGCAAGCCCGGCACCAACATCATTGAGCGCTACGTTCTGGACGATGCCCTCACCCTGGACGACATCACATACAACGGTGACGGCAGCGTGGCATCGCTGAGGGTGCGCAAGCGTGATGGGAGCGTGATCACATGGCAAGCCAGCTGATCGCCCATGTGGCCGCCTGGTACATCCCAACGGGCCAGCCCTTGGTCAACGACATGGACGGGCTGACGATTGACGGTGCGTATCGCCTGGAGGCCCAGCGGATGCACGCCGAACTGGAGCGCCGCGCGCGGGGGCAGCCCCTATGCGTGGAGATCGACATCCGCCCGGTGAAGAACAAGCGCACACTGGATCAGAACCGCCTTATGTGGGCGCTGCTGAACAGGCTGGCGCTGGCGTTGAGCGGCGACACGCCCGGCGGGGTGACTGCCGAACAGTGCTATCTTGACCTGCTGGCAGAGTTCGGCGCAGAGGTCGAGACCTGGCGCGTGCCGGTCAAGGCCCTGCCCGCCCTGCGCAACACATACCGCGTTGTGCAGATGGTGGAGCTGCTGGACGATGGCTATTGTATGGCCCGCCTGGGCCTGGGCAGCAGCAGCTTTGACCGGCAGCAGATGCACGACTTCATCGAACGAATCTTTGACCGGCTGGCCGAGGCCGGCGTGGACGATGCCGAGACAACTGAGCAGTACCGGGACTGGAGGCGTGCCGATGAATTGCGTTAAGTGCAACAGCAGCCAGGTGCGCGTCATCGACACCCGCGCCAAGGGGACCCGGCGGATATACCGCCGCCGCGTCTGCATGATGTGCGGCTGCCGCTGGACGACGGTGGAGCTGCCTGTTGGTGATGTGCGTCAGGCGGTGGATGCCGTCAACGGACTGGAGGAGCGCCATGGCAAAAAGCATACTGCAAAGCGATAAAGAGTGCTACCTCTGCCGACGGTTCTACAACCTGCGCACCACGCGCGGCCTGGAAGAGCATCACATCCTATTCGGGCGCGGACGGCGCGAGTTGTCTGAGCGGTACGGCCTCAAGGTCTGGCTGTGCCACAACCATCACAATGAGCCGCCCCTGGGCGTCCATTTTGACCCCGCCGCCCGGCTGGAGTTGGAACAGGCGGCACAATTTGCTTTTGATGATCTCCACGGCCCCGGCAGTTTTGCCAAGGTGTTCGGAGAAGAAATTTAGTTTTTAGGAGGATGCAAACAATGGATGCACGGCATAAGCCCAGGCTGCACAGTGTCGATAACATTATGCAGACGCAAATTCTGGGCGGAGAAGTAAGCAAGAAACAGATGGATGCCGTCCATGAAGAGGCGCTGGAGGTTGTTCTCACGGCGCTGAACGGCGAGGCGGGACTGTCTGACCTGGATGCCCCTTTTTTGTGCGCGGCTCTGCATTTCTGGCGCGATGAACTGATTGATAGGATGCGCAGAGAACACCCTGACGACCTTGTGGCCGAGAAAGCCGCTTATATCTTGATGAAGCGGCATTATCAGGGCGAGGGCGTAAAAGTTGGAGGTGATGAGTAATGCCCCAGATCGTAAACAAAAAGAGCGTGCTGGAGATGGCGATGGGCGCGATTGCTGAAATCACCGATTACGAGGTTGAGCGGGTCGTGGCGAACATCATGGACCCCAACACCGCGGCAACCGCCAAGCGCAAGATCACCATCACGCTGACCTTCGCACCGGACGACTACCGCCAGCAGATCGGCATGGACGCGCAGGCAAAGACCACCCTCGCGCCGATCCAGCCGGTGCGCACATCCCTGTGCATCACAAAGGCGCGGGACGGCAGCCTGCTGCTGGCCGAGATGACGCCGCAGGTCCCCGGACAGGTGGACATGGACGGCGATGAGACACCGATGCCCGCAATGGCCCGCGTGGGCCGTGCCGGGTATTAACATACAGAAAGGACAAAGACAATGGAAAACAGCTTTTTAAAAGACGCTATTAACCGCATTGTGGAGCTGGCGACCCCCTTCACCCTGGAAACGCGCAACGGGCATCAGTTCTGCTCCGCCGATCTGCGCGAGGTCAAGCCGGAGGTTGAACTCCCGGCACGGTACTCGGTGGATACTCTGGAGGCGCTGGTCAAGCTGATCCGCACCGAGGGCGTCGCCCAGGCACCGCTGCTGTATGTGCGAGTGGACGGCGCCCGGCTGGTCGTAGTGGACAGCACCTACACGGGCCGCGACTACGCGATCTACAGCCGCCTGCCGCTGTATGAGGCCGTGAGTGACGCGCCGGGCATTACCGTCAACCAGGAGATGAGCCAGGAGCAGGCCATCGTGGAATTGCAGAGCCTGTACGCCGTTACCCCGGACCGCGACTACTTGCTGGCGCTGCTGAGCCGCATTGACGTCAATCAGGGCGTGTCCACTGTGGACAATGGCGTTAGTCAGGAGGTCAGCGTCCGTACCGGCGCGGTGCTGAAAGAGCAGCAGACGGTGAAGCCTATCGTCCACCTGCAGCCCTACCGCACGTTCCTTGAGGTCGAGCAACCCGCCAGCGACTTCCTGCTGCGCTTGAGCAAGTCGGGCTACCCGGCGCTGCACGAGGCTGACGGCGGCGCGTGGAGGCTGGAGGCCAAGCGCAACATTGCCGCCTATCTGGGCGAGAAGCTGGCCGACCTGATCGAGAGCGGCAATGTGGTGGTGATGATCTGATGACTTGGGTCGCAGTGGCAATTATTGTTATCAGCCTTCTGATTTACGCATGGCTGACAAAGTGAGGTGACCTTATGCTTAATGTGATAGCGCTGCAGGGCCGCCTAGCCCGGGACCCGGAGCTGCGGCAGACCAACACGGGCAAGCAGGTGGCGACGTTTACCCTGGCCGTTGACCGCGGGCGCAGGGACGCCAACGGCAAGAGCGTGGCGGACTGGATTCCCGTCATTGCATGGGAGCGCGCTGCCGAGTTCGCCTATAAATGGCTCACTAAGGGCCAGATGGTGGCGGTGGACGGACGGCTGCAGAGCCGCACCTACACGGCCAGGGACGGCACCAACCGCACCGTGCTGGAGGTTGTGGCCAACAACATCAATTTCTGCGGCAGCAAGGCGGACAACGCAGGGACTCTTTCAGCTCCTACTGAGGGGCCCAGAGTGGGCACGCCCGCACCGGAGTACAGCCGCGGGCCGGGCGACGACTTCGCCATGATCGAGGATGAGGGCGACCTCCCCTTTTAAACGTTGAAAAATGACCTTGCAGGGATGCGCCGAAAAGAGCGCGGCGCACCCCTGTATTAAGGTCAGCCATTTTTAGAAAGGCCAAGCTATGGAAAAACCCGGATTTTACGCTATTCTTCCCTCCCCGGTACGGTACGACAGGCGACTCAGTGCGTCCGAGAAGGTTTTCTTTGCAGAAATCACCGCCCTGTCCGACCAGTGCGGGTACTGCTACGCCGGCAACGGCTATTTCAGCGAGCTGTACGACACGAGTGACCGCACCGTGCAGCGCTGGGTGAAGCACCTGCAGGAGCTGGGCTATGTGGCCGTGACCAATGTCCGGGACGGTGCCGCAATGCAGCGGCGCATCTCCCCGCTGTCAGATGCAGCGCATAAGGAAGCCCCGGAAACAGAGGCCGACAAAAATGTCGGTGAGCGACACCCAGTGTCGGCGGGCGACAAAAATGTCGCACCCACCCCGACAAAAATGTCGCCTACCCACCGACAAAAATGTCGCCTAGAACAATACAAGAATAACAATACAAGAGAGAACAATACGCGTGCGGGCGCGCGAGAGAGCGTCCGGGATGTTCTCCGGGAATCCTTCCCGTGGAATGAACGGCTGACGGAGGCCCTGCTCGCATTTGAGGAGTCCCGGGCCGCGGGCAAGCATCCGCTGACCGTCAACGCCGCGTCGCTGGCCTGCAACAAGCTCAACCAGCTGGCCGACGAGGCGGGCGTGCGTGACCGCTACGGCTACATGGTCGCAGTGCTCGAGCAGAGCATCCTGCGCGGATGGGAGGGGCTGTTCGCCCTGAAGGACGATTTTGTGGATGCCGTCCCCACCCAGCGCCCCGCCAGCACGGAGGATCGCCCGCGGGAGATCGGGCCGGACACCGACATACTTGATTTTTTGTGAGGCTTTTGAATGGAACGTGCAACTATAAGCCGGCAGCAGCAGACGCAGCGGGCGTTTCTGGGCGCGGCGCTCATGGACCCGGCCCGCGCACGGGAGTACATCATCAAGCTGGTGCCCGGGATGTTCGACGAGGGCGTGAGCCGCGCGGTGTTCAGCGCGGTGCAGCAGCTCACCATGGCCGGGGAGCCGGTGGACGTCATCACGGTCATCAACCGGGCATCGGCGGGCCGCCCGGCGGATGAGATCAGGCCCGGCGTTGTGGCAATGGCCGAGACCTGCCCCAGCGTCTCCAACGTCGGCAGCTATGCGGCGCAAATACTGGAGGACTACCGCTACTCGCTTTTGCAGGGCGACCTGCTGAAGTGCATGGCCAAGGATGCCATGGACAGCGACGGCGTCTGCCGCCAGCTGCGCCGCACGCTGGCGGTGCAGGATGCCATCCGCAGCACCCAGACCGACAGCACGGCCCGGGACTTTGACGCGGTGCTGGATTCCGCGCTGGCCCGGCTGGATGAGCCGGACGACAGCCTGAAACTGGGCTGGCCGGAGCTGGACCGGTACGGCGTCTTTGGTCGGCAGCGCGTCTGCGTTGTGGCCGGGCGGCCCGGGTGCGGCAAGACGGATTTCTCGCTGAATCTGGCGGCCCGGCTCTCGAAGCGGTACAAGGTCTACTACCTCACGCTGGAGGAGACGGCGGAGGCACTGATGGACAGGATCCTGTCCAAGGTTGCGCGCATCGACTCCGGCAAGCTCACCAACAAGAGCCTGGCCCCGCGTGAGCGGGAGATCATCAACAATGCCGCCGCCCGGCTGCGCCAGCATCACAACATGATGCTGGATGCCGACAGCAACCTGACGATTGACGGGTTGGAGGCCAAGCTCATGCAGTACAAGCCGGACATCGCCTTTATTGACCACATCGGCCTGTTAAGTCCCACCGACCCGCGCCAGACCGAGTACCAGCGCATCAGCGAGATCACCCGGCGGCTGAAGGTGGCCGCCATGAAGATGGGCATCGTGGTTGTGGAGCTGTGCCAGATCAACCGCGCCGGCGTGAAGGGCAACGAGGGCCGCTTCTGCAATCTGGAGGACCTGCGCGGCTCCGGCACGATTGAACAGGACGCCAACAGCGCGATCTTTGTGGAGAACAGGCGCACCGAGGACAGCAAGGAGCTGCGCGGCGAGGACGCCTATCAGGATACCGCCGTCATGTACGCCAAGAACCGCGAGGGGCCGACGGGCGTTGTGTCCATGCGATGGCAGCCCCAATACCATCAATGGCAGCCGACCCCGAAAGAGGACTATGAAGAAATCGACCAGATGAGCTGGCCGCAATAACACCCGCCGCCCCGGCGGGACAGGAGGATTACTATGATCAGCATTGCAATTATCAACTTGAAAGGCGGCGTCGGGAAAAGCGTCACCGCCTGCAACCTGGCCGCCGAATTGGCCGCCAAGAGCAAGAGCGTGTTGGTGGTTGATCTGGACAAACAAGGTAACACAAGCAAGTTTTTCGGTGTTCTGGACTACGACAGCCCCAGCATCGCAGAGATCATGCTGGGCGTGTGCCGCGCGCCGGGTGCCGTGGTAGACACCAACCTGGCCGCCGTCAATCTGATTCCCTGCGACATGCGGATGCTGAAAGCAAACCGCATGATCTTGATGGACAACGGCCCGCGCCAATACCATCTGCGCGATGCCCTCAAGGACGTAAGCGCCAACTATGGCTACTGCATCATGGACTGCCCGCCAGACCTTGACATGGGCAGCATCAACGCCCTGTGCGCGGCTGACTGGGTCATCATCCCGGTGGACTGTGATGAGTGGGCTTGTGACGGGATGCGGGAAATCATCGACCAGATCGAGCAGGTGCAGATAGACTACAACCCGCGCCTCAAAATCATGGGCGTGCTGCTGACGAAATACCGCCGCACTCGGTACGCGGCAGACGTCATCCACACCATTGCTGAGAAGCTGCCCGGCCTGGCCCTGCTGCCCACGGTCATCCGCTACACCGTGAGGGTCAGCGAGGCCAAGAGCGCACACAAGCCGCTACGCACGTTCAGCCCTGATTGCACGGCAGCGCTGGATTATAAGGCGCTGGCCGAAAAGGTTGAGAGCATCGTGTCCAACGTGGACACAGAGGAGGATTGAACCATGAGCAAGGGATTTTCTATCAACGACATTCTCGGCAGCAGTGCGAAAACAGCCGCCCCGGCGGGTCAGAAAATGCAGGTCGTCATGCTGCCGGCAGCCGATATTGAACCGAACCCGGAAAACAGCATCTACGAGATCGGCGATGTCTCCATGCTGAAAGCCGACATTGCCGAGCGAGGATTGCGCAGCCCGCTGGAGGTCCTGCCCGCCCAGAACGGCAAATATATGCTGCTGGCCGGACACCGCCGTTGGACCGCGTGCTGTGCGCTGACGGCTGAGGGTGTGACCGGGTTTGAGGTCCTGCCCTGTGTTATCCACCAAAGCCAGGGCGCGGATGATGACCTGATCGCGCTGATCACCTCCAACGCCACGGCGCGCGAGCTGACGGACGGCGAACGACTCCGGCAGTACATCGCCCTCAAACAGGCCCTTGAACGCAAAAAGGCGGCGGGCAGCCTGGGCGGGCGCGTCCGCGATGAGATGAGCCGCATCACCGGCGAAGGCACCGGCACACTGGGGAGGCTGAATGCCATTGCCAACAACTGCGTGCCGGAGGTTTTGGCGATGGTGGAGCGCGGCGAGATCACCATGACGCGGGCCTATGAGTGCAGCAAGCTGTACAAGGTACAGCAGGCGACATACGCAAAAAACAGCTACGCTCCCCTGCCGGAGGCGAGCGATGAGGTACAGAAAGCCGCAATCCTGTACATTGTTGATGAGGGCATGGCCGATCAGCTGAGGGGATTGGATTACGTCCAGTGCTGTGAGTGGAATTATGCGGACGGGGGCAAGTTTGATGCACAGAAAATGCAGACCGTGACGTTGGACATGACCGATAATATCGCCAACGCTATCCTGCGCATCGCCCCGGCAGGGCGGACATCGTTCACTGTTGAACAGCTGGACCCGGCGGATCAGAACGAGGTCATCGCCAAGAGCTGCATCTATTCATCCCGACTGTACCGCACCGCGCGCAGCCGCTATATTGACAAAAAAGCGCTTGAAAAATATAAGGCCGAGGAGAAAGCGAAAAGAAACGCCGAAAAGGCACGGCATGACGCCGCTGAAAAATGGCTCGTACTGGCTCGGCAAGAATTGGCCGACTTCGACAACTGGAAGCTGACGGCCCGTCACAAGGATTTAGGGCTTACGATCCGTGAGCGCAAAATGTTCGACGGCGGGCGGCTCATCATCGCGGTGGATGATATGGGGCGATATGACGGCCCGGTGGATGGGTTCCCGTATCGTGAGTGCTTTTCTGTCCGACTCGGCCCGGACGGTGAGCGCGCAGGCCGGGACGGAGACATCAATGCGCTTGAGTGGTACAAGCGCTGGTACAGCACCGGCGCGGGTATTGAGGGCTACATTGCCGAGGACATCCAGCGGGCCGCGCGGGAGGCGAAAAAGAAATGAACAGCGGATTTTGCGGGATTCCCGGCATGAGCCAGCCGCACCTTGACAGGTGCGAGGGGTGCACCCACAATAAGGGACTGTTTAACCTGGATTGTGAGTTGTACTGCTACGGCGTCGAAAAGACGGACGGCGCGGGCATTGTGCTGGAATGTGATGACTTTGAACCATCTCCGGGAGGTGATGCCCAATGACCTATGATGAGTGCATCGTGTGGCTGAACCGCTACCGCGATGCCCGGCGGGTGGAGCCGCGATTGCGGGAACGGCTCCGGGAAGAAAACCGCCGCGCCGACTACGCCCGTGCTCTGTGCCCACCCGGCGGGGCCGGTGAGATTGACAGTGCGCTGCTGAGCATCAATACCCGGTGTGAGAAGCTGGCCGCCCAGCTGATGGACGGCGAGGCCGCCAGGGTGGAGATTGAGAGCGTCATTGCTCAGCTGGAGGATGCCCTGGAGCGTGAGGTCTTGCAGATGCGCTACATCGACGGGTGCACCAACCGCCAGATCGCGGCGCACATGAGGATCACTGAGCGCTATGTGCGCAAGCTCCACCGGCGGGCAATTTTCAAAATTATAAAATTAGTTCCGCCCAGTTCCGCCCCAGTGTGCTAAGCTGAAGGTGTCGGGCAGGTAGGGGCTTGATGCTCGACGGTTTGCTCGTTTGCATAATCCTCCTAAGCGGATAGTCGCCCCACATCGGGGCGGCTATTTTTTTATAACTGGGTTGCAAGGTTGCAGGGTTACGGGTACGCCCGGCGGTTCGATTCCGCCAGCCTGGCCATAGTTAATCTCCTTGAAATAGCTGACAGCCGGGAAAGACCGGCAACATACCGCACAGTCGCCCGCCCAGTTCCCCGGCGGGATGGACCTTGACAGGTGCAAGACCTGTGTGCGGGTACGCAGTGCCGTTGATGTGGTTAAACTCAGCGGATGACGGACGGCAATAGACCGTCATGCCTGGCGGGCGGGAGAGCCTCACCTACACCGAGACAAAAGAAACTCCGTCTCGCGCCGCTGGGCATCTATGATAATTTTACGCCCCGGCGGGTGGAGGTGCAGCGCGTGTCCAGTGTGGACACGCAAACAGTATGCGGGAGTTTGCCAAAGCGTTTTACAAGAGCAAAGCGTGGCAGCGCTGCCGCGATGGGTACGCCGCCAGCGTGGGCGGATTGTGTGAGGATTGTCTGGCTAAGGGACTGTATCGCCCCGGTGAGATAGTCCACCACATGACAGAGTTGACGCCGGACAACATCAACGATCCGGCGGTCTCGCTGTCATGGTCCAACCTGAAACTGCTGTGCCGTGACTGTCACGCAAAGCGCCACGGCGCGCGGCGTAGATACCGTGTGGACCCGGCGGGGCGAGTGACATCGAGGTGGTGACCTCCCCCCGGTCGAAAAAACGAGCGGGGGTGCGGTAGACCGGGCCCCAAAGTTCGGAAAAGCACTGAAAAGAGCGTAAAGGGGGTGTTGTTGTGGGGAGAAAAGCAAAAACTACTCTAATTCAAGAGGAGTACAACAGGATCATGGCGCACTACGCCGACCTGCCTAAAAATCAGATGGCGATTGTGGAGCCGCTGATCCAGAACGCGGCATTCATGAAAATCACACTCGACGATCTGCAAAAATCCATCAATGCGGACGGGTGCAGCGAGGAGTACATGAACGGCGCGAACCAGTACGGCAAAAAAGCCAGCGCCGATCTGCAAGCCTACAACAGCCTCATCAAGAACTACAACACCGTGACCGAGCGCCTGGGCAAGCTGCTGCCCCCGGAAAAGCGTGAGAGCAGACTGGAGCAGCTGGCCCGTGAATAATTACATCTACGAGTATTACCAGAAAATCACGGACGGCACCATCATCGTGGGCCGCTGGATCAAGGTCTGGTACAAGTATGTTGTGGACGGTCTGGAAAAAGGGCTGTTTCACTTTGACCCCAAAAAAGCGCAGAAAGCGATCCGTTTTGTGGAAAATTTCTGCCGACACCATGAGGGCGCGCTGGCTCCCCAGCTGATTGTGCTGGAGCTTTGGCAAAAGGCGCTTTTGTCGGTACTGTTCGGCGTAATGGATGACACCGATCACCGTCAATTTCGTGAGGTCGTTGTCATCATCGCCCGAAAAAACGGCAAGACGCTGCTGGCCGCCGCCATTGCTGCCTATTGCAGTTTTTTGGACGGCGAGTATGGCGGGCGCATCTATTTTGCCGCGCCTAAGCTGGAGCAAGCGGGGCTGTGCTACGACGCCTATTATCAGATGCTCAGCAAGGACCCAGAGCTGAGCCAGCTGAGCAAGAAACGGCGCACAGACATCTACATTGCGAACAGCAACACGAGCGCAAAGCCGCTGGCGTTTTCCGCAAAAAAGTCGGACGGTCTCAACGTCAGCCTGTGCGTGGCCGATGAGGTCGCCAGCTGGCCCGGTGATGCTGGGCTGAAATTCTACGAGGTTATCAAGTCGAGCTTTGGCGCGCGCACACAGCCCATGCTGCTGGCAATCAGCACGGCAGGCTATGTGAATGAGGGCATTTATGATGAACTGATAAAGCGCGCCACCCGCTTTTTGCTGGGCGATTCCAAAGAGACGCGCCTTGCGCCGTTTCTCTACATGATCGATGACCCGGCCAAGTGGAACGATATCAACGAGCTTGCGAAAGCCAACCCCAATCTGGGCGTGAGTATCAGCGTCAGCTACCTGCTGGAGGAGATCGCCATTGCTGAGGGCAGTTTGTCCAAGCGGGCCGAGTTTTTAACAAAATACTGCAACATCAAGCAAAACTCCAGCCTTGCCTGGCTGGCCTCCGATGTTGTGGAGCGCGCCTGCGGTGCGCACATCGACCCGGCCAACTTCAAAAATTGCTATTGCGTGGGCGGTATCGACTTGAGCCGCACAACCGACTTGACCGCCTGCGTGGCGATTATTGAGAAAGACGCCCGGCTGAACGTGCTGGCGCACTTCTTCCTCCCCGCTGAGAAGCTGCAAGAGGCTACCGAGCGGGACGGACTGCCTTATGCGGCGTATGTGCAGCGCGGCATCCTCACGCTGAGCGGTGATAACTTTGTTGACTATCACGATTGCTACAACTGGTTTAGGGTGCTGATAGAGCAGTATAAAATCTATCCTTTGCAGGTCGGCTATGACCGATACACGGCCCAGTATCTTGTACAGGATATGAAGCAATACGGATTCCACATGGACGATGTATTCCAGGGGTTCAACCTGACGCCGGTGATCCGAGAGGTTGAGGGACTGCTGAAAGACGGCACCATCAACATCGGGGACAACGACCTGTTAAAAGTGCATCTGCTGAACACGGCGCTGAAAGTCGAAAACGACAGCGGCAGATGTAAACTTGTGAAGATGAGCGCCGCCGACCACATTGATGGCTGCGCCGCGCTCATGGATGGGATGACGGTGCGGCAGAAATGGTGCGCCGAAATCGGCGGCCAGTTAAAGAACGCGGGGTGATGAGCATGGGACTGTTTCAATCAATTTTCGGGAAGATAGCCGCCAAGAGCCTCGCGTCTGGATTCTGGACGACACTGGACGGCTACACGCCCAGCTTTTTGACCTGGGGCGGCGAGCTGTATGAGAGCGAGATCGTGCGCGCCGCGATCCACGCCACGGCCACCCACGCCAGCAAGCTGAGCGTCACCGTGCAGGGACCCGCAAACCCGAAACTGCAAACCCGGCTCCGGCAGGGGCCGAATGAGTGGCAGACCTGGGGACAATTCCTGTACAGGCTTTGCACAATTTTGGAGGTGCAAAACACCGCCTTTATTGTGCCGGTCATCAATGAGTTTGGTGAGACAGTCGGCATGTTCCCCGTGCTGCCGTCCAGCTGTGAAATCGTGCAGTATGGGGCCGCGCCCTGGCTGCGCTATACATTCCGCAGCGGCCAGACCGCCGCCATTGAAATGGCGCGGTGCGGCATTATGACAAAATTCCAGTACAAGAGCGATATTTTTGGCGAGAACAACCACGCGCTGACGCCCACGATGGACCTGGTGAATCTGCAAAACCAGGGCATTGCCGAGGCCGTTAAAAACGGCGCGACCTTCCGCTTTGCCGCCAAGATGAACAACTTCTCCAGCGATGAGGATTTGAAAAAAGAGCGTAAGCGATTCAGCCGGGAAAACCTGCAAGGCGAGGGCGGCGGCATTCTGCTGTTCCCCAACACCTACACGGACATCAAGCAGCTGGAGGCCAAGCCCTATGTTGTGGCCGCCGATGAGATGGAGCGCATCAACACCAATGTGTTCAACTACTTCGGCACCAACGAGGATGTGCTGCAAAACCGCGCCTACGGCGACGCCTGGAGCGCGTTCTATGAGGGTAAAATCGAGCCGTTTTCCATCCAGCTCAGCGATGTCGCCACAAAAATGTTGTTTACCGAGCGCGAACGCGCGGGCGGCACGCTGCTGATAGCGACAGCCAACCGGCTGCAATACATGAGCAACACCGAAAAACTGAACGTATCGGCCCAGATGGCGGATCGCGGCATTATGAACCGCGATGAAATCCGCGAAATTTGGAACTTGCCGCCCCTGCCGGACGGCCAGGGACAAGCGTACACGATACGCGGCGAGTATTACCTGTTGGGCAGCGATGGCAGCGTGACAAAGAAAGGAGACGACCTAACCAGTGGAAAGTAATGAGAAATTGTTGAAAAAGTTGAACAATGGCCGGGAATACCGCGCCATGCGGCTGGAGGTCCGAACCGCTGACCCCGCCGCGCCGGACTCCAAGCAGGAAGTGGAGGGCTACGCCTGTACGTTCAACCAGCCCTATTTGCTGTATGAGTACAGGGGCGACAGCGGCACCTCCTACCGCATCATGGAGCAGATCGACCCGCACGCTTTTGATGACTGCGACATGGATGATGTCATCATGCAGTACGACCATGAGGGCCGCGTCTTTGCCCGCACCAAAAACGGCACGTTGGCCTTGGCCGCTGACAGCGCCGGGCTGAAAGTGACTGCCGATCTGGGCGGCACCGAGATCGGGCGGCAGCTGTTTGCCGAAATCAAGGGCGGCTACACCGATAAGATGTCGTTTGGCTTTACCGTGGCCGAGGATAAGCGTGAGACCACCCGCGATTTGGAAAACAACATCGTGACCGTGAACCGCACGATCACCAAGATCAAGAAACTGTACGATGTGAGCGCCGTGAGCCTACCGGCCAACGATGCTACATCGATCAGCGCCCGAAAATTCCTTGACGGAGAGATCGAGAGAATTAAAGCGGAGAGACTGCAAAGGGCGGATACCGCAACAAAAATCAAACTGAAACTTTTGGGAGTGTGAACCATGAAAAAGAAAACCAGTGAAATGACCATTGCGGAGCTGCGCGCCCGCGCTGCCGAAATCCGCACCGAGGTCAACGCCGAGGGTGCCGACCTGGACGCCCTGGAGGCCGAGGCCGATGAGATCAGCCAGCGCATCGCGCAGTACGAGACCGAGCAGCGCCGCCTCGGCATTGCCGCCAAGGTTGCGGACGGTGCCGGTGCGCCCCAGGACAACCCCACCGCCATCACCGATGCCCAGACCCGCGCCCAGCAGTTCAAAGAAACGCGCCAGGGCCGCATCTCGGTGGCCGAGACCCGCAGCGTTCTGATCAGCGGCGGCAAGCTTGCCACCCCGACCGAGGTGTCTGGCATCAATGATGTCGTCGGTCCGCATGTTTCCAGCATCGTCGATTTGGTCAAGGTCGTCAACTGTGACGGCATGGGCAGCAACAAGGTTGCCTACATCAAGACCGACGTCGATGCTGCTGCCGAACAGACCGAGGGCGCAGCGGCCACTGTCAAAGAGCCCACCTTCGGCACCGTGACCATCAGCCCCTCTTCCGTGGCTGTGTTGGCTTACATCAGCCGCCAGGTGCAGAAGCAGAGCCCGCTGCTGTATGAGGCCAAGGTCCGTGAGCAGGCCCTGCTGGCCCTGCGCAAAAAGGCATCTGCGCTCATTGTCGGTAAGCTGAAAGAGAGCACCCTGGTTGTCACCAAAGACGCTACCGTGGACAGCGGCAAAAAGGGCGTCATCAATGACAAGACCCTGCGCAATCTGGTGTTGGCCTTTGGCGGCGATGAGGGCGTCGAGGGCGGCGCAGTGCTGTTCCTGAACAAGGCTGACCTGGTGGCTTTTGGTGACGTGCGCGGCACCAATGAGAAAAAGGCCGTCTATGAGATCGAGCCCGACACCGACAACCCCAACACCGGCATCATCAAGGATGGCGGTTTGAGTGTCCGCTACTGCCTGAACAGCAACCTGACCGCCTGCGCTGGCACGGCCCAGACCTCCGATGCGCAGCGCACCATGTTCTACGGCGTGCCTGCCGCAATGGAGCTTGACCTGTTCAGCGACTACGAGATCGCCGTGTCCGCTGACTTTGCCTTTGACAAGCTGATGGACACCATCCGCGGCGATGTGGAGCTGGGTGCTGATGTTGTTGCCCAGGGCGGTTTTGTGGCGCTGACCATCCCTGCCCAGGGCTGATGGGAGCGTGACCCATGGCTGACAACGACCTGCTGTCCAAAGTGACGGTAGCGCTGCGCCGGTCTGATATGCCGGAGGAGCTGACGCAGGAAGTGAGCGACCTGGTGGATGCGGCCCTGGCTGACCTGAAACAGGCCGGTGTGTCCAACCTGGACACGCAGGACCCGCTGATCCGCCGTGCCGTCATCACCTACTGCCGCGCCAACTTCTGGCCGACCGGCGACTACGATAAGCTGAAAGCCTCCTACGATGAGCAGAAGGCGCAGCTGCGAATGACGACCAACTACACAGACTGGCCCGACGCATGAGCGCTGTGCTGTGATGCACCGCCGGAGTGCCTATGCCCGGCGGTGCTTTTTTAGTAAGGAGATGCCCATGTACTGGACGGAACAGATCACCCTTTTGCGGGACACCCCGAAAAAGGTGCAGGGTGTACTGGAGCACCACTACACCCAAGTGCGCACCGTATACGGCGAGCGCCGCAGCGTGAAGTGGGCCGAGTTTTTCGCCGCTGAAGCTGCCGGCACGACCCTGACCGCAGTATTTGTGCTGCATGCCGATGAATACAGCGGGGAGCGCGTGATCGAGTGGAACGGGAACCGCTACAGCGTCCAACGGGCTTATGAAACCGGCAGCACGGTCGAGCTGACCGTCAGTGATCTGGCCCAACCAAAAGGAGAGGCGCTGTGAGGATGGACCTTGTGTGGAGCGATGAAGTCACGGAGCAGCTGACAAAGCTCGCCGATTTAGACTCCATTGCGCCTGAAATGTTGAAAAGCGCAGCCCCCATTGCGGTGGATGCGCTGAAACAGCAGGTTGGAAAACACAAAAGCAGCCGCGCTAACAAGCATCTGTCTGACAGTGTCCGCGCCGGGAAACCTAAAAAGCGTAAAAGAGGCGGCTACGGGTTGGATGTGAGCTTTAGCGGCTACGATAGTGGGCACGGATCCAGCCCCAACTACCCAAACAAGGTTGCACAGATGCAGAAAGCTGTGGCCTTAGAGTACGGCACCGCCAAAGAGCCCGCGCAGCCGTTTTTAAACAGCGCCGCAAACAGCTGCGAGGACGCTGTTAGCACTGTGATGCAGGATGTTTTGCGGCAAAGAGGTAAGCTATGACCATGATTGATGCGGCCTTGGCCGCACTGGAAACTGTGTGCAGCAATGTCTCATTTGTTAAAAATGAGGAGGATCCGCTGCCGGACAGCTATGTGGTGCTGAGCGTCTTGGACGATGCGCCGGAAATATACGCCGGAGATCTGGATGAGCAGCAACACTTGCAGGTGCGCGCGGCTTGGTATACGAGAGATCTGCCGCAGCCCTGCGCCAGAAAAATGCGCTGTGCTTTCAGGGATGCCGGGTTTATCATCGGCTCGACCGAGTACGGCTACGATAACGACACAAAACACTTTGTTGCATACGTTGAGGCAGAAGCCGATGATGGATGCGACTGGAATGAAAGAGAGGCACAATAATGGCTTATATCGGACTTCCCTACTATGGCTATTGCCCTATTACTGTGGTGACCAGCGCGGATGGGTCTGAGACGGAAACCCTCGGCGATGGCAAGATCACGCGCGCTGTTGTGAGCTACGCCGGCGAAAACGACAGCGACAGCAGCGAGCTGTGGGCCGGCGACCGCCGCGAGCAGCGCGATGCAGGCGCGCCCAGCGCGAAGCTGAGCATTGATCGCAGCTATCTGAGTCTGGCAGATGAGGCGGAACTGTGCGGTCACCACTATGATGAGAGCACAAAGACGCTTGAGCGCAAAGAGGGCGATACGCCTGCCCTTGTGCGCGTTGCCGCGCTTGGCAAGCTGAAAAAGCCTGACCGCAAGCTTGCGTATCGCCTGGTGGGCTATTACCGCGCGAGCTTTGACCCTGTGGACGATAACCTCAGCACTGCCTCCAAGAGCACAAGTTACAGCACGACCAAGCTGGTAGGATCTGCGGAGTGCAACAGTGAAGGGAATTTTGTGAAAAAGCAGGAGTTTGATGGATACGAAGAGGCCCTGGCTGCACTGAAAACATTCTTGAACATCAAGGGGTGAGGTTATGGCGGAAATTACGTTGCGAGGCCGCAAGTACCCGGCACTGTTCGACCTGCAGAACGTTAAGGAGCTTCAGGAGCACTACTCTGACTTGAGCACCATCGTGGCAAAGCTGAACGACCCGGAGGAGGCAGCGTATATCATTTGGCTGCTGATCCGCGAGGGCGTTGAGCTTGACAACGAAGAACATCACCGAGATAACGAGGCTCCGAGCCTTGGGGTTGTTAAAAAACTCATTTCGTTCTCCGATCTGCAAGGCGGTTTGACCGCAAGCGTTGAAGAGGCCTTTATGGAGTTTTACGGAAAAAACGGGTCAGGCCGTCAGGCGCTGCAGGCGATGAAGACGATGCTGAGCGAATCTGGGTTGACGATGTCCCCGAGCGGCACTTTGACGGCGACCGAATCATAAATTTCCCCAGGCTGCAATACATCGCGGTGGGGCTGCTGGGCTATACCCGGCGGGAAACGCGGTTTTTGAGCCTGGATGAACTGCTTGCACAGTTTACAGAATACTGCGCCATGAATGGTATTGAACTGCCACAGGAAAGGGGGCTTGCAGATGTCGATGCCTAAAGCAGGTGTCAGCCTTGTCGTGGAAAATGACCAGCAATTCAAGGCGGCACTGAGCGAAGTAAACGCGGGCTTGAAGGTAAATAAGCAGCAGATGCAGCTTGTGACCGAACAGACCCGCGAAATGGACGACCGGCAGGCCGCCCTGCAGCAGCGGTACGAGGCCGCACAGCAGACTTTGCAGAGCTACCGGGATAAAGTGCAGGTGCTGCAGCAGGCCTACGAAAACAGCGCTCGGCGTGAGGGTGAGTCCAGTAAAACGACCATGCAGTGGCGAGCAAGCCTGATCAGCGCCCAGACAGAGGTTGCCAAGCAGGAAAACCTCCTGAAGGAACTGAGCGACCAGCAGGAGCGAACCAACAAGACCACCGCCAGCCTGGCGGATGTGGTCAACGGCCTGGCCAATGCGCTGGGAATCAGTCTGCCGCCCGGCTTGCAGACTGCGGTTGACAAGCTGGACGGCTTCTCGGCCAGCGGTGCAGCCGCGGTGACCGTTGTCGGCGGCCTGGTGGGAGCACTTGCAAAATCCACAATAGATATGAGCAAGACAGCAGATGACCTGCTGACCCTGTCCACCCAGACCGGCCTGACCACAGAACAGCTGCAGGAGTTTGAGTACGCCAGTGAGCTTGTGGATGTAAGCACGGACACGCTGCGCGGCAGTCTGGTAAAGCTGACCAACAATATGCAGACGGCGGCTACTGGGACAGGCTCCGCAGCAGAGGCATTTAAAAAACTGCATGTAAAAGTGTCGGACAGCAGCGGAAAGCTCAAGGACAACTATGAGGTGTTTTTGAAAACCATTGACGCCCTGGGCAAGATGAAAAACGAGACCGAGCGCGATGCGCTGGCTATGGACATCTTTGGCAGGTCTGCTACCGATCTAAACCCGCTGATCGAGGCGGGCAGCGGCAGACTGAAAGAACTGGCCGAGCAGGCGCACGAGGTCGGTTATGTGACCGATAACGAGACGTGGCAGAGTCTCGGCAGACTTAACGATGCGTTGCAAAAGCTGGACAAGCAGGGCGACGCCGTGAAGCGCAGCTTTGCCGAGGCGCTGCTGCCCATCATTACAGCGTTTGCCGAGGCCCTGAACGCTATCCCAACGCCAGTGTTGACGGCAGTTATCTCTATTACCAGCATCGCCACAGTAGTGCTGCTCGTGGTGAAGGCCATTAAAGAATTGCAGGGGCCGGTTGGAACCGTGAAAAGCATGATCGGCGGCGTTATGAGCTTTATGGATCCGCTGTATATAAAAATCATGCTGATCGTTGCCGGCATTACTGCGCTGGTAGCTGTGGTCGCTGTTCTGATCGGCAAAGGAAACGAAATCAACAGCGCCATGAGCGGTATATCCTCGGCTACAATGGGGACAATGCGCGCAGCCAACAGCAAGGTGCCGCATTATGCCACCGGCACGCGCAGCGCGCACGGCGGTCTGGCGCTTGTGGGCGAAAACGGGCCGGAACTGGTCAATCTGCGAGGAGGCGAGCGCATCTACAACAACAGCCAGACGCGCGGACTTCTGGGCGGCAGCAATATCAGTATCGGGCAGATAACCATTGACGCCAAGAATGTCAAGGAATTTAACGATATTGTGGCCATTGCAAAAAATGAAGCCATGAGCATGAGACAGGGGGCGTTGACGTGAAATCGCACAGCTGGAGCACGAGAAACTTTGCGGCAAACAACAGGGTCCCCAATGCCAACTACCAAGCATACAGATGCTCGTGGCTATTCAGCACTGGGATGGGGAACACAAGCCGGTATATTGGGAGCTTGAGCGTCCGTGTCCCTGCATACGGAAATGGCAGCCGAAGAGTCAGGCTGGTTGGATATGCACTTGCTAACAGCGCAGGTTCGAGCTATCACAGCAGCGAGAACAGCGTTTGCGAGCAGAGCAATTTTTCTTACGGGAATTGCACGTTTTCATTTGACGCGTTCACTCAGAAAAACAAAAAAGAAATTTTAGCTTACGGCATATATGTGAATGCCGAGAGCGGATACAACAACGTTGGTAATAGCCGCAGCGATACGGTGATCAACTGCGTAAGCTACCAAGGTGTCATCACGCCGACGGGCACAGCCTGGACCAGCGGAACGGTGGCGCGATACACAAAGTACCGTTTGCAGTGGACGACTAACGCAGAAGATGACTTTGAGCGCAGCAACTCCACCTGCCAGATCGTTATTACGGACCAGGACGGCGGAAACGGCCAGACAATCAGCCTGAGCAATGGCGCAACGTCCTACGATCTGGATACTACCGCATGGTCAAGCGGCAGCGGCATCCGCTGGCGGGTGCGAGTAGGGGCTTATGGATCCGGTACGGTGACGGAGAGCCCTACCTACTCCCTGTCACTTGCCGACCCCAGCGCCAAGGTGGACGACCTGCGCCCTACCAGCAAGACGTATTACGGCTTTGACGCCACGTTTAGCTGGGCTTTTGTCGGCAGTATCGCCAGTGGCTCTATCAGCGGTGCGCTGCAGCAGGCATCTGCTGTGCTTCAGTACCGCACGGATAATATGGCCGACCCTGCGCAGTTTGCCAGCGTCGGCAACGACACGACCCACGTGACCGTCAACTGCGGCGTACTGCCCATTGGCAGCTACCAGTGGCGCGTTATAGCGCGGAGTACCGTGGGAACCACGCACACATCCGGCTGGGTGCAGGTGACCAACGTTGAGGTGCCAGTGTCCGTCAAGGGCACGACCCCTGCAGCGGGAGCATCTGCGCCACGGGCAGTTGACAACCGATTCAGCTGGGTTTTTAGCGTTGACAGTGATGACCGGCCCGGCGACGTCACGCAGCAGAGTGCGACACTTTACTACAAGGCCAACAACGAGAGCGCGTGGCACACCGCCGCCGTGAGCGGATCGCAGCAGTATGCAGACGTACCGGCAAACACATTTGCCGAGGGATGCACAACACTGGATTGGTATGTTGAGGCGGTTGCCAACACCGGCTCAAAGGTTATCAGCGATACGATCAGCGTGTCCACATTGGACGCGCTGAGCACACCTGTAGCAGTGAGCCCCGCGGGCGAGTACATGGATGACACTGTCCAGGGCATTACGTTTGTGTGGCAGCACGCGAACGTGACAGGTACGGCTCAAACCGGGTGGGAGCTGAGCTACTCTACCGACAGCGGCGCGTCCTATCTTGTGCTGGCCAACGCGGACAATGCAGATAAGAGCTACCAGGCAGCTGCCGGCACATTTTCCAGCGGCGTTATTTACTGGCGCGTGCGCACCAAAAACACAGACGGCGTGTTTGGCAACTATTCCGGCGCGGCGATTTTTGCAATCCGCCGCGCGCCGAAAGCTCCGGTCATCTCCTACTATGATAACAAACCGCTTGCAAAAATGCGCTGGCAGGCGCAGGAGCAGGACGGCTATGAGATCGCAGTGGATGGAGTGAGCCTGGGCGTGCACTACGGCACGGGCAAAGAGTGGCAGTCTGACGCTGTGCTGGCGGACGGAAAGCATACTCTGTCTGTCCGCATCTACAACACTTACGGGGACGCGTCCCCGTGGGCCAGTTGCGAGATCAAAGTCAAGAATCAGCCTGGCGACCCGGTGATCTGCAACGCAGAGAGCTGCTGGGGAGAGGTACGGCTGCATTGGGGCGGAGATAACGCGTACATCCTGCGGGACGGTGAACTGATCGCCAAGGCGGACAGAGGACTGTACACAGACCGCACCGGCGTGCTGGATCACCGGTACGTGATCCGCATTTTTGATGCGGATGGCTACTATACGGACAGCGCGCCGGTCACGGTTGCGCCCAGTGTGCCCTATGCCGCAATCGGACCGCTCAACGGCAGCTGGTGGATGGCGCTGAAATATGCGACCAGCTACCAGAACTACACCAAAAGCACAAGCCTTAACGGCAGTTACCGGCAGTACTGGGGTCAAGAGCTCCCCGTCTGGCATGATGCAGGCAACCGAGTAGTGACACATACTATTGCGCACGCATGCAAGAGCGCGGATGAGCTGGCTAAGCTGCGCAGCTTAGCCGGACAGCAGGTCGTATATAAGGACAGAGCCGGGCATCTGGCGATTGGCGTTTTTAAGGATTTGCAGGAAAGCCGCGACCACGGCTGCACGCCGTTGAGCTTGAGCATAACCGAGATACAGCGGGAGGCGGTCAAGTATGATCCGATATGAGTTTGTCGCCATGCGCAGCGGTGCACCCTACCGCGTGCTGCAGGTGCCTGCTGACTGCACCCCGCAAATCCGCTTTACGGGCAGCGCCGAGGTCAAAAGCACCGTCACACTGACCGTGGAGCCGGACGAGGACGTCAACTGGCTGACGGACATGCTGAGTGTTGTGCGCGTGGATAACGCTGACCGAACGCCACTGGGGTTGTTTTGTGTTACGACGTGCCCTGCCAGCGTGGACGAATACGGCCACAAAACGCAGGAACTGACCGGGTACGACCAGGGCTATGCCCTGCGCAATCTGAGTGTGCTGGAGCGCACCCTAATGATCCGCGCCGGGACGCGATACACCACGGCGATCCGCGAGCAGCTGCTGGCGGCTGGCGTCAACGTGGTCAGCATCATCGACACAGACGATGTGCTGATGACAGACCATGAATGGGAGATCGGCACAACGCGGTACGCAGTCGTGTCCGCTTTGCTTGCCGAGATCAATTACCGGGACATTTATTTTGACGGCAGCGGCGTTGCCGTGGCAGAGCCCTGGGAGCCAGCGTCCATCAATAACCGCACGCACCGCTACGGAGCCGATGAGGCGACCCTGCTGCGCATCCCCATGAGTGTTGAGGCAGACACATTCAATGCGGCCAATGTTTTCGTGGACATCGTGAGCAGTGCGGATCTGGGTCAAGAGCTGCGCGCCGTGGCTGAGAACGTCAACCCCACAAGCCCGCTGAGCATCATGCGGCGAGGGCGTCGCATCGTGAGCGTGGAGACGGTAGAGGGAATCGCGTCGCAGGCTGCGCTTGAAACGCATGTGAAGAACAGGATGCTGCTGAGCATGATGGGGGCCGCAAATTATACGTTTACATCCTGCGGGGACACAGAGCAGCCTCACAGGTTAAATGACAGCATACTAATGATGCGCGACGGCATCGGCCTGCTGGAGGAACAGGAGTGGACGCTTGACTGTGCCCCCGGCGGCCAGATGACGCACACGGCAAAGAAGGTGTTTTACAGCATTGATTGAGAATTACCAACAGCGGAAAGCGCTTGAGACGACCGCCAAGAGCGGAAATATTGCAACCGTGAGTGCCATTTACAGCGACGGGATCGCGCTGATCCTGCCGGGCGATACCACGGCGGCAGAAAAGCATTACCCATACAATGCCGCTATCACATTTTCAGCCGGTCAGCGGGTTCACATAGCCAGAGAATCCGGCACGATCATTGTGGAATATCCCATCGGCGGGAACGGCAGCTAATAGGAGGTGGCCACTATAAAAACCATTGTGTTGATGAATTATGACGTTGTCGTTGACAACCGTTACTCGGTCACGCCCAGCATTGAGCTGGGAACCAAGGACAGCTACGGCATCGAGAATATCCGCATCGTCCAGGGCGATGGATGGAGCGGTCTGGAGACTTTGGCTGTGTTCCACGCGCCCGGTGGGTCTGCGACCAAGAAGACGGTTGGCGCGGACGGCGTGCTGGAGGTCCCTGCGGAGGCGACGGCAGACAAGGCTGGCCGCGGCAAGATCGTGTTTTTAGGCCTTGCGGACGGCGTGCAGCGTATCTCAGTCGATCTCCCCTACTCCATCCGGGATCACGCGGACATCGACGGCGATAATCCGGGCACACCTACGCCGGATGTGGTGCAGCAGATCTTGGAGAACTCCAACAACGCGATACGGGTGGCGCAGGCCGCCAAGGATGCCGCGGAAAACGCGCACCGGGCCGCTGAGGATGCCGCCATCAAGGCGGGCGAGGAAGCGGGCGGTGCAGCTGCCAGCGCTGCGGCGGCTGCGGCCAGCGCAGATACCGCCAACGCGGCCAAGAACGCTGCTGTGGAGGCTGCGCATGCGGCGGGCAATGCCGCTACCAGCGCTGCGGCTGCGGCAACCGCTGCCGGGAAGTCGCAGAACGCGGCATCGCAGTCTGAGATGAGAGCAGCGACCTCTGCTGAGGCTGCCGCCAAGGATGCCAACAGCATTGGCGAAGCCGCCGCCAAGGCCACACAGGAGGCCGGTGCCGCTGCCGGGTCTGCCACGGCGGCAAAGGAAAGCGCTGCTGCGGCTGCTGCATCCGCAACGAATGCGGGGCAGTCTGCCGGTACGGCCACAGAAAAGGCAAGCGCAGCGGAAAGCGCGCGGGCCGCTGCCGAGAGCGCCAGCGCGAGCGCATCTGCGAGTGCAAAAAGCGCTGCGGATGCCGCCAAAACCGCCGGCGATGCGGCGACAAAGGTCATCAACGAGGGCGTGGCCGAGAAGCTGACCGAGATGCAGGGCATCCAGGAGGATGTCAAGGCCCGCCAGCAGGATGTGACCGAGAAGCAGGTCGATGTCACCGCCAACGTGGAGCTGGCGCGGCAGGCCGCGCTGAGCAACGGCTATATGCAGATGGGCGTTGACCAAGACACGGGGCATCTGATGTACACGCGCACGACCAATCTGAAAGATAAGATTGATTTTGCTATTGTCAATGACACGAATTTGGAGGTACAGATCCATGGCTGATAGTTCTGTTTTTACCACCGATCTGGGCGCAGTAACCGCCTACGCCGATGCCAAGGCGCGCGGCTACACCGGCACCCGTGAGGAGTTCGCCACGCTGCTGGCGAACGCGGGCAACAACCTGGCCGAGGCGAACGCGGCCAAGGCTGCCGCCCAGGCCAGTGCTACGCAGGCGGGCCAGAGCGCTACTGCTGCCGCCGCATCTGCCAAGGCTGCGGCCTCGGCTGTCGGTGCTACATTCTACGGTGTAGACTTCTCCGGCAGTACCAGCGCGGGCACGCGGACGGGGGCAGCTGCGGAGTTTGTGTTTACCCCCGGCACCGATACCAGCGCAGGACAAAACGACTTTGACGGCGTCTATCCTTGGGCGGGTATGCGGCGCTGCTGCTGCACGCTGAACGCGGACGGCACGGTCACGGTCAACGCCTACAAGGGCCAGCCCGGCTACATTGAGGATGGCACGAACGGCGAGGTGCTGGTTGAGGTGCCGCTCTTCTATGTCTCCGGCATGCTGGATGTCAATCCGCGCGTGTCGGCGGTGCCGATGCCCGGATTCCGCGCACCGCGGAAGTTCCGCAATGCGGACGGCTCCCTCAAACAGAAGTGCTACCTGCCCGCGTTCCCTGGCTCCATCGGCAGCGACGGCAAGCTGCACAGTATTGCGGGCGTTGTCAGCACCGGCAGCAAGACGATCTCGCAGTTTCTGGCCGCGGCGCGGCTGTGGGGCGAGACCTACTGCATCAATACAAGTGCCGACTTTGAGGTGCTGGCCTACCTGATGATCGTGGTGTACGGCACGCGGAACGTCCAGGCCAAGATGCGCGGCGTCACCGACCTGTACGCCACCAACCAGGCCGTGACCGGCGCGCGTGCCGATGAGGCGGCTGTCACCGTTGCCAAGGGCGTGCTGGAGGTCGGCAACGTCATCTCCATCGGTACCGGCGACGAGAATGCGAGCGTTGCGAGCCAGCGCATTGTGACGGCCATCGAAGCCATCGAGGGCGACACTGCCAACGTCAAGGCCAGCTTCTCCGGCGACGCGGTGACCACGACCACCGACCACAAGGTCTGGCGCATCATGCAGAGCACTGGCACGGCCAACAGCGTCATCTCCACCTGCGGCAGCCCTGTGAGCAATACGGACGGCAAGCACAGCTTTGTGTTCTACGGCTGCGAGAACCCGCTCTATGGCAACCAGTGGCGCTTTGAGTGCGACTGGAAAATCGTTGACGGCGTGCCCTACATCTGCAACGACACCAACTACAACTGGTCGAGCGTTGAGAACTACACGAAGCTGGATTCCCTCACGCTGCCTAACGAGGGCTGGGCCAAGAACCTGCAGGCCGATGAGCGGTTCCCGTGGCTGCAGATCACAAAGGAAGTCGGCGGAAGCAGCGGAACCTATCTTGCAGACTATTTCTGGATTAACAAGAGCGGTTCCCGGATCGTTCGGCGCGGTGCGTACTCCGGCAGCGGTGGCGATGCGGGCGCGTTCTACGTCAATCTCGGGAGCGACGCGTCGTTGCTCTGGTGGTACAGTTCGGCGGACCTTTCCATCCCCGGTTAAGCGGGGGCGCGGGGGCAGCAAGGCCCCCGCAACTGTACGACATTGACATTATCCGGGACAGGCTAACGATCTCATCATTCCCGTATCGTTCTGCGCGGTGCGAACTCCAACAACGGTGACAACGCGGGCGCGTTCAACGTCAATCTCAGGAACGACGCGTCGTTGCTCTGGTGGAACAGTTCGGCGGACCTTTCTTTGGCTGCGGCCCTTTGGGCCGTAGGCGACCTGTACACAGAGATCGAGATGCCTCAGCCCTGGCTGAAAATTGGCCCATCCGGCACGCCGAGTAGACGCGACAGCGGACGAAACGTGTGTAGGCCAAAGAAAGATTATAAAATGCCTAAACGCATTGGAAATTTACTGCCGGTCATGACAGACCGGGAATTTATACGGAGGTGTATGGTAGACCATGCGAAAAAGAGGATGCAAGACCCTACCACGCTGCCCGCCCTGACGCACATTGAGGCGTGCATTGACAAGGTGCAGCACTGGGTACGGTACGGCGGCTGGAAGCCCAGCGAGCCGATACACACCCGGCACTATGAGCCGAGCAACGGCAAGCTGCGGGACATCGACTATGTGCCGTACTGGCCGGACGGGGTCATGCACTGGGTATTGATCGAGGCAATCTATGACGCAGTTGTGCCCAAACTTGACCCCTACTGCATAGCGGGCATCAAGGGACGCGGGCCACACAAGGCCGCGAAGCAGGTTGCGCGGTGGATGAAAACAGACCGCTCCGGGATGAAGTACGGCGCAGAGCTGGACATACACCATTGCTTCCCGGAGAGCGACCATGATTTTATAGAGTACGGCTACCGGCAGCTGATAAAGGATAAATACTGGCTGCGGCTGGCTGACGCTGTTGTGGACAGCTTCAGCGACGGGCTGCCGATTGGGTATGTGACGTCGCACTGGTTTCAGAATCTTGCTATGACGGCGTTTGACCGCTATGTGCGCGGGCTGGACGGCGTGGCGCACTATTACCGCTATGTGGACAATATCCACCTGTATGGGCCGAATAAGCGCAAGCTGCACCGCGCCCTGCAGGCGGCAATGGAGTGGCTGGCGGCTGCCGACTACACCTGCAACCAGTGTTGGCAGGTCTACCGCACCGACTACGTGGACCGGGACGGCAGGCACCGCGGGCGCGCACTGGATGGGCTGGGGTTTGTGATCTACTGCGACCATGTGAGTTACAGGAAGCGCACGACGCGGCGGCTGATCCGGCTGTGTCTGGACATCAGGGCCCGGCCACATGGCGTGCCGACGCAGCGCCAGGCCCGGCAGGCCGCGTGCCGGATCGGCCAGCTGAAACACGCAAACGAGCACCGATTCCGCGTGAAGTACGTGGACGGTGTTGTGAGCTACCGAAAAATCAGAAAGGTGGTACAAAATGGTTAAATGTGAGTGCAACGAGCAGCACGCCCGGCTGAAGTGCGAGCCGCTGCCCAACGGCCTGACGCTGGTGCGCGTCTACGAGGATGAGCAGGAGGTCACCCGCGAGGCTGTGTCCAACATGGACACGCCCTGGCACGGGTACAGCTACACGACATACGAGACGGTCACACAGGTGCCCGATGGGCAGGTTGACGTTGATGCCTGGGCCGCCCTGGTTAAACAGGCCGACCATGACGCCGCTGCGGCTGCCGTGCGCGCTGAGCGTGACAAGCTGATCGCCGCCACGGACTGGACTGTGCTGGGCGATGCCAAGACGGTGAAGGCCGACTGGAAGGCCTACCGCCAGGCGCTGCGGGACGTGCCCGAGCAGGCTGGCTTCCCCTACGCGGTGCAGTGGCCCACGCCGCCGGTGGAAGAATGAGCGAGGAAGCGGATTTACTGGCGCGGGTGATGCTTGTACTGTGGGACTACCGCGAGGCCATACCGGGCGCGGGAGACCTGCTGGATGAGTATGAGGCGCTGGTGATGGATACAGATGAGGTAATACAATGAGACTATCTAATGGAGAAGTCCTGCTGCACTGGCCGCTGGACATTCATGTGCTGACGCAAGGGTGGTATTACAATGACGGCAGTTTGCACCAGGCCGTTGACCTGCGCACCCAGATTGACAACATGTATATCCGCCCGGTCTATGCCGCCGAGGACGGCACCGTGGATCAGACCCAGGACTGGGACGGACGCACGCGGACGGGTATGCAGAGCTATGGCAACATGGTGCGTATCAGACACGCCGACTACAAAAGCAAGACCTTGCAGACACGGTACGCTCACCTGTCCAGCTATTGCGTCAAGTACGGCCAGAGGGTCAAAGAGGGCGAGATCATCGGCTACAGCGGCGTGACCGGCAATGTGTTCGGGGCGCATTTGCACTTTGAAGTAATCCTGAACGGCAAGCGCACCAACCCGCTGGTGTGGCTGGACAACGACTTCACCACGGCGAGCGGGCAGGTGTTTACATACCGCCCCGGCGAGCACGCTGTACAGCAGCCCGAGCAGGCCGCCAGCGGCGCGCAGACGGCCCAGAACGGCACCGGCAAGCTGCAGGTCATCACGGTAGGGCCGGTCTCGCAGGGCGATGCAGACGCCGTCTTTGCCGTGTGCCAGAGCCGCGGCCTGACCGATGCCGGGCTGTATAAAAGCGAATGGGTCTGAGGTGGTGCCAATGGAGCAGATTATAATCGCGCTCATCACGGCAGGGCTGGGCCTGGTGGGCGTGATGATCACGAACTACTTCAACAACAAAAGCCTGAGCGACAAGGTCACCCACCAGCTGGAGGTTGCGCAGGCCGTAACGGACACCAAGATCGAGGAGCTGACACGCGAGGTGCGGACGCACAACAACTTTGCGCAGCGCATACCGGTGATGGAAGAAAAAATTGCTGTCGCGAACCATCGCATTGACGATCTGGAACGGCACGAGGAGAAGGAGAGGAAGATTTGATGCAGGACTTTTGGAAGAACCTGGCCGCGCTCATCAAAGTAAAGACCATCGTGACGCTGATCGTCGTGACCGTCTTTGCTGTGCTGGCCCTGCGCGGTGGCTTGCAACCCGACACCGTGATGACCATTGTGACAATGGTTATCGCATTCTACTTCGGCACCCAGAGCGAGGGCAAGGGCGGCGGTAAATAATAAAGCGGCGGGCATCCCATCGAGGGCGGCCCGCCGCTTTTGTGTCCATTCTGGACACGGATTTTATACGACCTTTTTACGACCTTAGACCGTTTTACGGCCATTTTACGACTCATTTTCTTGCAGTATCTTACACTATTTTGCACTATCACACAAACGAAAAACCGCGATACATCAACCTTTGCAGGCTGTATCGCGGTTTTTACGTTGGCGGAGTAAGAGAGATTTGAACTCTTAAAAAACAACGCCAAAGCGCCAAACAACCAGCCCATGCGAACATATTACGACTATTATTGAGCGCTTCCTTTTACAGATGCTTTCTGCATTCTTCCAGTTCTGTGCTATAATTATTAACTACAATTATTGATTGGTGAAATAGTTGTTGAGTATGTCGGCAGCCTCATCGACGGCGCTGGTCTTTGCCTCGGCATACCAGCGCTGCGTTGTGAGGATGTCGGCGTGGCCCATCAATTCCTTGGCGACCTGGGGACTGATGCCGCACTGGACCAATGTGCTGGCGAACTCGTGCCGCAACTGATGGGCGGTGAAATCCGGCTCCATGACCGTCTTATACAAGACCTCGCCGGTCTTTGAGGTCTTGCCGGTTTTGTAGCGCTTGCCGCTGTTATGGACGCGCCCGATGGCCGTGCAGTATTGCAGCCAAGCGTTTTGATAACGGCTTTTTGTCATAGGACGCGCGCCGCCGAACAGAAAAGCGTCGTCGGCCAGATCGTCCAGGCGGGTGCCGAGCGCGTCCTGCAAGGGCTTGAGGATCGGCACTGTGCGATAGGCGTTGTCTGTTTTTAAATCCTCAATTTCCGGGTGGTTGTTGTGCCAAACCACCTGTTTACAGACTTTGATCTCGCCGTCGGCAAGGTCCTTTTTCTGGAGCGCCATGACCTCACCCAGGCGCAAGCCCGCATACATCATTATTGCCGGGCAGAGGCCGAACCCATCCGGGTGCGCTTTGACGTCGGCCACCTCTTGATCTGTGGGAGCGCGCCGTTTTTTTTGGGGTAGTCCCTGGGGCAACTTTAACAGTGTGCAGGGGTTGGTGTCGCCGTGCATCTCAGCGCACCAATACTGCCATATCAGCGACAACACTGACTTTTGCCCAGCGATG